CTAAAAAAGAAAATATTTTATTTAAAGAAGTACATAGTGCTTTATAGCTGTAAATACTTAAATACACCTCATATATACACGCATTTAATAGAAAAAATAAATACCTTCTTCTTTTCCTATATATGTTAGGAAATTGAAAAAGTTGGTTGTCATAGTTGTCACTTAAATTTTTTGAAAGGTTTGCGAAATGATAGAACAGGAAAAGAAAGTGGAAAAAGCATTGGTGCGAATGCTTTGGAACCTTGGATGCGAATCGTATAAATTTGTTTCTCCAAATTGCAGGGGTGTTCCGGACAGGCTATTCATTACGGAAGAGGGCAGAGTGTTTTTTGCTGAGCTGAAAACCATAAAGGGTAGGCTGTCTTCTCTGCAGGAGATTCAAATAAAAAAGCTTAAAGAATTAAAACAGGAAGTTTATGTAATTTACGGCATGGAGGGCGTTCGGAAGTTTGTAGAGGATTTTCAAAATAACTGCCTATCCGGAACGGAGTACAGATGAGAGGAGGTGAAAGCTTATGGAGTTCAAACCACACGACTATCAAACGATGTGCATAGACCGCATTGTAAAAGACAAGTCTGTAGGCCTCTTCTTAGACATGGGACTTGGCAAGACCATCATCACCCTGTCGGCTATTATGGAGCTAAAGGACAGACTAGATATCTTTAGGGTTCTGGTAATCGCTCCGAAGAAGGTAGCAGAGAGTACCTGGACCACGGAATCTAAAAAATGGGAGCATACTAAGGACTTAAAGATATCGAAGGTCTTAGGATCTGCGAAAGAGCGTATAGCTGCTATCAATCAAGCTGCGGATATTTACATTACTAACCGGGACAATGTGGCTTGGCTTTGTCAGACTCTTGGTCGAAAGTGGTTTTTTGATATGGTGGTAGTAGACGAGAGCTCCAGTTTTAAGAACCCTCAGGCTATGCGCTTTAAAGCTTTAAAAAGAACGCTGCCTTTTGTGAATCGCTTAGTAGCGCTTACCGGAACACCAAATCCTAAAAGCATGGAAGACCTTTGGAGTCAAATCTATCTGCTGGATAGGGGAGAGCGACTGGGGGAATATATAACCCACTATAGAACCCGGTATTTTACAAAGGACTATTCCGGGTATGGGTACACATTAAAGCAAGGAGCGAAGGAAGCTATCACAAAAAAGATATCCGACATTTGCATAAGCCTGAAAGCAAAAGACTATCTGGAGCTTCCCTCTATCGTCTATAACGAGGTACCGGTTGAGCTGGATAAGAAAGCCCTAAAGGCTTATCAGGATTTAGAAAAGAACATGGTTCTATCCCTAGATGATTCGGAGATAACCGCCGTGTCTGCCGGAGTACTTACGAATAAATTATCCCAGTGTGCGAATGGGGCAATCTACGATGAGGATAAAGTAGTGAATCATATCCATGACTGCAAGCTGGAGCGCTTTACAGAGCTTGTGGAAGAGCTGAACGGAGAATCGGCCTTAGTCTTTTATAATTTCAAGCATGACAAGGATAGGATCCTGAAGGCTTTGGAGAAATCCGGTTTAGAGGTTAGAGAGTTTAAAAGCCCTAAGGATGAGGAAGACTGGAACAAGGGGAAGATTGATATCTTACTTGCCCATCCTGCAAGTACGGCCTACGGAATCAATCTCCAATACGGCGGAAGGCATATTATTTGGTTCTCACTACCTTGGAGCTATGAGCTGTATGCGCAGGCGAACGCTCGACTTTTCCGGCAAGGGCAAGAAAAGCCGGTTATCGTGCACGAGCTGCTTTGTACGGATACGGTAGACCATGATATTAAAAAGTCCCTCTCTGAAAAGGGGCAGAATCAAGAGGATGTACTTAGAGCCTTAAAGGCAAGGCTAGGAGGGAAGCGTGACTAAAGAACAACTTAAAAAGTACAGCAAAGAAAAGTACGACATTAAGCTTCTTACGGAGGAGCTTGAAAAGATGTGCGGGGAAACGGTCCACGACTACGGATACGACTATACGAAGGGATTCAAGCGCATTATCCATCTTGAGGGATTCAATCAGGAACTTTACGAGCAGAGGCTCGAAAAGCTTTCCGAGATGAAGAGAAGAGCGGAAAGAACGGAGAAATGGATTGAGTCCGTGGAGGATGACAGGCTTCGCTTTGTAATCAGGAGCCGATACAAAGAGGACAGGTCTTGGAGATGGATAGCGAGAAAGCTTGGGAATGTGTCTGAAGATTATGTGAGGATCATGATTCACGATAAATTTTTTGAAAAAAGCGAAAAATAATTCGGAAAATTCGGTTTATTCGGAAAATTCGTTTTATACTAATAATGGAGTCAGTGTCGGAACATACATTGCCTTTATAACCTCCTTTATAACCAATACGGAGCCGCTTATCCCTAGTGATAGGTGGCTTCAATTTTTATACCTTGAAGGAGAATCCTAAGAAAGGGGATGAGCCTTAGTGAAAAATAAAGATACTTTAACAGACAAGCAGAAAAAGTTTATTGAAGAATATCTGATTGATATGAACGGCACGAGGGCTTATCGTGTTGCATATCCTACTGTGAAGAATGATGAGACTGCCGGAGCGGCGGCTTGTCGGCTGTTAAAGAATGTTAAAATAAAACAGGCGATCGAACCGATTCTCGCGAGCATGAGTAGCGACCGCATGGCCACAGCTACAGAGGTGATGGAATACTTAACTTCCGTAATGCGTGGCGATTCTACGGCAGAGGTTGTAGTAGTCGAAGGACTTGGAGACGGCTGTTCCGAAGCAAGACGATTTAAAAAGGCGCCGGACGAAAAAGAAAGGCTGAGGGCTGCCGAGTTACTCGGTAAGCGATTCGGCTTGTTCAAGGATAAGGTCGAGGTATCCGGTATTGCAGCTGAGCAGTCTAAGCTGGATAACCTGTTAGAGCAGTTAGGTGCCGGCGGTGATTCATGAGTACCGGGCAACTTATCCTGTCGGATAAGTATAAGGCCTTCCTCCGGTGCAACGCTTCTGTAGAATTTCTTGAAGGCACGACCTACGCAGGAAAGACGACTGTAGGCTTGTTTAAGTTCATGACGAAAGTCGCAAGCAGTAAACAGAAGCTTCACATCATAGCAGCAAAAGATACTGGTACAGCAGAAAAGAATATCATCAACAAGGATCTCGGCATTGTAGACGACTTTGGCATACTTGTTGAATACAACGGTAACGGTACGAGTGACGATAAAATACCGCACATTCTTTTTCACACAAGCGGAGGAGATAAGACGATATATGTTCTAGGCTACGATGATAAGGTGAAGTGGAAGAAAGCATTAGGAGGACAGTACGGATGCCTTTACATCGATGAGATAAACACGGCGGACATTGATTTTATCCGCGAGGCGGGAATGCGTTGCGACTACATGATGGGAACACTGAACCCTGACGATCCTTCTCTTCCGGTCTATTCCGAGTATGTGGACCATGCGAGGCCTCTTCCTGAGTGGGAAAGCGAAACACCGAAAGAAATAAGAGATTGCTTAGTGAAAGAACCGAAGCCCGGCTGGGTGCACTGGTTCTTTTCTTTTACCCATAATTTGGGATTATCAAAAGAAAAGCTTGATCAGATTATTAGGAACACACCGAGAGGAACGAAGATATGGAAAAACAAGATTGAAGGTTTACGCGGTCGCTCTACAGGCCTTGTCTTCTCTAACTTTGATGAGAAGACCCATGTACTTAGCAGACAGGAGATTGCGAAGATTCCGCATAGCATTAATCCTTTTGTGAAGTTCACCGCCGGGCTGGATACCTCCTATTCTTCTCATTCCGAAGACACTATAGCCATGATGTTCTTAGGTATTACTAAGGACAAGCGCTGCATAGTGCTAAGAGAATGCGTATACAACAACAGGGATAGGCAGGAGCCTCTAGCACCATCGGACACAGCTGTAAAGTTTATAGCCTTTTTGGAATCCTGCCGGAAGGACTACGGCTTTGCGAGAGATGTGTTCATTGATTCAGCGGACCAAGCGACCATTACAGAGCTTAAGAAGCTTAAGCGTAACCACGGGAGCCTTTATACCTTTGTAAACAGCTACAAGAAAGTAAGTATCATTGACAGAATCAACTTCCAGCTAGGCTGGCTTGCGGAAGGGAAGTATTTAGTATCCGAGGAGTGCACGGAGCATATCAGAGAGTTGAATAGCTATTCTTGGGAGGAAGATAAAGACATTCCTGAGGACGGACACGATCACACGATAAACGCCGCACAGTATGCTTGGATACCGTTTAGAAAGCTGATTGGAGAGATAAACAGTGGGATGGATAAAGAGTATGACAGATAAGTTTAAAAAAGGATTACAGAACTGGCTACAGATTCAGCCTGTAAGCCCCTATCATGTTTCGATTCAAAGCTTCATGGATTTTGAGACGGCTGCCATTCGAAACAAAATATGGTATAGAGCAGACGGAAACGAACTGGAGCAGCTGTATCAGCAGTGCAGAATGTTAAACGATGCGCAGAAGTTTTGGGGCGCAAAGCCTACAGCGGGCATGGAGATTCGGAAAATCCATACAGGGCTTCCCGGATTAATCGTAAAAATGCTTAGCGCCATCGTTCTTCCGGATATGAATGCTTTCGAGTTTGACAGCGATATCCAGAAGAACCTCTGGGAGGAGATTGAAGAGGAAAACCACTTTGAAGCTTTAATGGACACCTGCTTAAAGGACACGCTTGTTGTCGGTGACGGTGCTTTCCGTATCATTCTGGATCCGGCAGAGAGTGAGCATCCGATTATCGAGTGGGTACCGGGCGAGCGTGTAGAGTTCGTCTATCGCTACGGAAGACTAAAAGAGGGTATATTTAAGATTCCC